GAATCGGCTGGTCGTTCCTTCATCTCCAAAGGTGATGAACGAGTCGCTTGCCGTGACGCCTACCTTGAGGTTTCCGGAGACTTGAGCCTTTTCCTGCGGACTCGCCGTGCCGATGCCGACGCTGCCGGTCGTGCCTTTGACAAACAGCGCAATCGATGATCCTGGTGCATAGACCGTAGTGTCGCGAGACGTTGCGTATTGAATCGCAAGTTCAGCCGACGATGTTGAGAGAACGTTTCCCGCAAACCGAAGAAGCCCAATTGCTACGGTGCTTCCGCTCTGCGTGATGATGCTATCGGTCAGCGTCGTCCCCGAGCCACTCCACACCGGGATCGTGCCGGGGGTGCCGGAGCCGCCGACGGGAGAGCCAAGCGGGGCGGATACTGCTTTGAGTGCCATGTCAGAAGCCCTCGCCGGGGATGACCTGGAGCGAGCCGCCAGCAGCCGCCGCGACGTGCGCGAAGAACTGGTAGCCGCGCTGCTTCGTGATGGTCTTCGTCTGGCCGGGGAGGATCGTGTAATCCGCGTTAAGCGACGCGGTGAGCGAGTTCGTCTCGCCGAAGCGAATCGAGCAACGCACCGCCGAGAGGTTCGTGATCTCGACCGCCGAAGAGTTGTTCGGGAACGCCTGCACGGCGCTCGCAACGCCAGGAGCAACGAGGACGCCCTTACCGTAGTCGGGCGCGAATGGCTGGGTGTAGTAGCTCATGGGTTTGGCCTCAGATCATGTAGGTGACTTGTGCGCGCAGCCCTTGGCCAGCGAGCAGCGAGAAGCTTGCAACGCCGGACTTCGCAAAACGAAGCGATGTCGCTCCTCCGGTCTTTGCGATGATAAAAAACAACGAGTCGAAAACGTAGGATCCGACACTTAGATCGACCGAAGGGTGGATCGAAGCTGGAATATTGTTGAGAAAGTCAGTCGCATAAGTGTACGTGAGCGACGAACCGGCAGCGACGACAATCGTGATCTCCAGCGTCACCTGGTTGCCCGTGCGCTGATAACGACAAGAGAACGTAACGGTGCCGACCACGCCCGCGCCGTTGTAGACCGGCGTGAAGGTGCCCTCGTCGTAAGCGTCGAGCGTGTTCGGGTCAGGGTTGCCAGGCGTCGCCGGGAGCTTGATTCCCTGCCCCGTGCCGCTGGCGATGAAGCTCGTGCCGTTCGTTGCAAGCTGCACGTTGCCCGTCGGCGAGATGTAGAGGCGATCGCCAACGATGCCGCTTGCGCACGTCGAGAACGTCAGCGAGCTCGAGCGACCCGCCGCCCAGTTTGATTGCGCGTCGAACTGGATGCGCCCGGCCTCGAAGAAGCCCGTGCCGTCGTGTGCGCGCGAGATGAAGGCGCCGAGGTCGTCGCCGGAGAGGACCGCCGCGGGGAGGAGCAGCGTTCCGCGCGCGATGTTGGAGCGGAAGCCCGCGGTGCCCGTCGTGCCGTCGGTGTAGTTTGACGCCTCGAAGAGCGCTGTGCGGGGCGCCGTGCTCGCCGCGTTGCAGACGGACATCGCCGTGTCTGCGTCAGACTGGAAATTGAACTGGTTGCCGTACACCGCAAGCTTCAGCCCGGGGAGGATGTTGCCGCCGATCGAGACCTCGGTGCCGTTGTCGCGCACGATTGAGTTGGCGAGCGTCGTTGGCGCCGTCCACTTCGGGAGGAAGTCCACCGTGCCCGATCCGACGCTGGTAGGCTTCTCGGTCGTGTACCAAGCGACGGAGAGAACGTCGTAGCGCAGCGTCAGCGAGGCGCCGGCCTGGATGCCCGTTGGGGCGCCGCCCACCGCCGTCGCGCCGTTGAGCGTGAACGTGAGCGCGGTAACCTCCTGCGAGGTGAAGAGCACGATCTCTTGACCGTCTGCCGCGCTCGCCGCGGGCGGAAGGACGATCGTGCCCGTGGCCATCGTGCCCGTCGGCGTCAGCAGCACGAAGAGCGAGTTCGCGCCGGTCGGCAGCGTGAGCGTGAAGCCCGAGAGCGTCGGCGACGCGGTGACGCGCTCGAAGGCCGGGGACATCCACGCCTGCTCGATGTACGTGAGCAGCGTCGAGATCGACGCCTTGCGCGCGTCGCCGTTGCTTGCGGAGTACACGGGGATTTGATCGGACCCCGAGAGCTGGTTGAGTTGCGCGAGCTGGTTGATCGTTGGCATGGCGGTCCTGTTGCTTCAGTCGTAGTCGATCGGGGCGTCGTTGCCCGCGAGGAGCGGATCGACGGGATGCGGAAGGAACGGGTCGCCCTGCCACGTCCACGGCTTGTTACCAGCGCCTGCGGGCATTGTGCGCGGGAACTGCTGCTCCTGCGGCATCGCGGCGCGCACGAGGATCGTGTTGTAGGCTTCGCGCGCGGTGGCCATCGTCGCGGGCAGGACTTGCTTGCCGTAGCTCGGGGCGATGCGACACGCGAGGTTCGTGACGATCGCCTCGTTCGCGCGGTCGGGCACGCCGGTCTGCGAGTCGAGGTCGCTTTGCTGCGGCGAGAGCGGCAGCGGGTAGCCGAGGCGAATGCCGCGTTCGTTCCACTCGGCCATCATGCCGTCGAGACGACGCAACGCCGTCTGGAGGTCTTGCGGGGTCGAGTTGAACACGTAGTCGGCGAGGCCGATCTCGGTCAGCGCCGCCTCGATGTACTGCCGCTTCGTGTAGCCCATGGATTAGCCCTCCGGCGGCGCGTTCACGTTCGCAAGCAAAGACTCGATGCGCTCGCCGAGCGTCTTGTCGCTCCAGCGCTTGTCGACCTTGATGCCGAGTTCGGCGGCCTTCGCTTCGAGCTCCGCGCGCGTCGGCGGGGCGTCGTCGTCGACGGTTACCGGAAGGTCGTCGACCGCGGGAGCATCGATCGCGGGCGCGTCAGCAGCGGCGACGGGCACGGGAGACTGAGCGGACTTCGGCGCGAGGGCGTCGGCCTTGCTCGTGCACCAGCCTTCGGCGACGCGCTTGGCGACGAGGTGCGGGGCCTCGCTGCGGTATTCGAGCCCGTGCTTTCCCTTACGGAAGACGAGAGGCATTTCACTTCCCCTTCTTCGCGGCCTTCGCCTTGCGCGCCGTCGAAAGCGCGATCGCGACGGCCTGCTTCTGCGGCTTACCGGCCTTCATCTCCGTCTTGATGTTCTTCGAGACGGAGCCCTTCGAGTATCCTTTGACGAGCGGCATGGCGTGCACGGTAGCACGCGCAAGACAAAAAAGAAGGAGCGACCGAAGCCGCTCCTCCTTTCTCGAATCAGTGGCGAATCACTGGTCGAAGAGCAGGATGCCCGCCATCTCCGGGTTCAGGAGCGCCGTGCCGAAGAGCACGTCGACGCGGTACTCGGTGAGGCTCGAAAGCAAGTTGAATTGCTTCTGCATCACGACCTCGATGCCCTGGTCGGTCGACGCGCGCATGACGGCGACACCGGCGTTCTCGGGGATCGCGAGGCGACCCGGGAGAAGCTCGATCGCCGACCGATGCCAGAAGCAGTTGATGTCAGCGGTCGTGGTGTTCAGGAAGGTGATCTGCGCAGCCGCGAGGCCGACGCCAGCGCGCTCGCAGTTCTTGTACTGAAGCTCGGCCTCGGTCGGCGCGTTGTCGGCGCTGATGATCGGCGGGGTGATGACGATCGTGTTACCGACGGGAGCGCCGACAACGCGGAAGGTCTTCGGCTGGCCGGTCGGGCGCTTCGTGATGAGATGCACCGCCTCGATGCCCTCGATGGTGAACGAGTCGCCGTCGTTGAAAAGGGCGCCGTTGTTCACGGTGACCGTCTGGAAGCGGTTGTCGACGTTCATCGTGCCCGCAACGCTGACCGTGGTCGCGCGCGGAACGAAGTTCGCCTGCGCGCCGTTGGTCGCGATGGTCGCGGCGCCGGGGATCTGCGTGTTGCCGGTCTGACGGAGCGCGTAGTCCTGCTTGTACGTCTCGAACGACGAGACCATGCCGACGAACGCGCGCTCGAACGCCTTGTCGGAGCGGTTGTTCGCGCCGAAAGAGCGCGTCGTGCCGACGACGTTGCCCGCGAGGCCGTTGTACGACCGCGAGGAGAGCGAGAGGTAGCGCGAATCGCCAGGCACGCCGGTCTCGTTCATGAGCGTATCGCAGAGCGCGATGTCATCGAACGAGCCCGCCGGGGTGCCCGTCGTGACGACGAGCGAGCCGAGAGCGGTCGCCGTCTGCATCACCGCGACGTTGATGTCGGAGGCGAGCTTCTGGTTCGCGCCAGACGCGAGACGGCCTTCCTGAAGCGCGTCGCGAAGTTCGACGGAGTTCATGCCCCACGCGACGGTTTTGAGGTTCGTGATGCTCGCCGGGACGGTGAGCTGCGTCTTGTCCGAGATGGTGATCGGCGTGCCCGGCGTGGTCGTCGCCGAGGTCATGATGTACGGCTGCGGGCGCCACACGGTACCGTAGTTCGGCGAGACACCCGGCGGGAAGATCGTCGTGCGGGCCGCGTCGGTCTGGTTGTAGTTGTAGACCGAGACGTTGCGGCTCATCACGAGCGCGTCGTTGAAACCCTCGAGGAGCTGTTCGAAGGCGACCTTCTCTTCTTTGGAAAATGCGTTGGCCATTGTCGTATTCCTTAAACGTTACTTCGTCTGCGCTTGTGCCTTCAACTTCGCCTTGTAGGCGATGACCTTCGTGAGATCTCCGGTCTTGTCGGCCTCTTCGCGCAGGCGTTCGAGTACTTGATCATGAGAACCGCCCGCGAGGCGAGTCGTCGACTTGACGATGACTTCGGGAGCGGCGGCGGGTTTGCGTGGGTTGACCTTCAACTGAGTCTCCAGCTTGGCGACCGCGAAGGCGAACCTCACGGGGTCACTGATGGCGGCGAGCTCCTTGAGCTTTGCGGGGTCTTTGCCGATGGCGTAGGTGACGAGTGCAGGGTTCTCAGACCCGCTCACGATGATGCCTTGCTGCGTGACGTTGAGCGACTCGGTGACGCTTGCTTCGGCGTCCTCGTAGTCGCGCACGCGGAGGGAGGCTTTCGCCTTCCCGTAGGCGTCAAGTCGCGCCTGCCATGCCTGCTTCTGCTGCTCCTCGGATTGCTTCTGCTTTGCGGCGTGCTCGTCAGCCTGCCGCTTCCGCTCGAACCATCCTGCGAGGGCAACCTCGAACTTCTCTGCGTCGTAGTCGTGGTCTTCGAGCTTGGGTTTCGCGCCGACCGCAGGCGGCTGGTTCTCGACCTGCGGCGTCTGCACCTTCGCTCGAAGCTCGCGCACCTCGCGCTGAAGCTCTCGCTCTCGTCGCCGAAGCTCGCGAACCCACGCGGGGGCGGCTTGCTTCGGCTCCTCGGCCTGCACCGGCTTGTCGCCGATGCTGACCTCGACCTCATCGTCGATCGCGTCCTCGTCTGCCGCTTCGGCCTCCGGCGTTGTCTCGTCGGCCTGCGGTGCCTCAGGCGTCTCGCCCTCGGTCGTCTCGGTTGCGGTCGTCTCTTCGGTCGTCTCCTCGGTTTCTTCCATCGTGCCCTCTGCTCGGCGATAGGCTCGCCGGTGGCCTTACGACTGCGGGGCGGGTCGCGCGGTAGTGGCTCGCGCTATCGCTTCGGCAGTCTTGATAGCCTGATCCTGTGCGGAAATGTTGACAGACGCAAGGGTCTTGACCGTTTCGGCCTTCGTCTTCTCGCTGTTGGCGATCGCGAGCTGCGTGTCGGCCTGCGCCTTCATCGCCTTCGCTTGCGCTTCTTGCGCGGCGGCTTGCAGGTAGAGCGCCTGCGGGTCCGGCTGCGCGTTCTGCATCGCGGCTGCCATCTCCTGCGCCTCTTCCTCCGTCGGCTTCACGGCGCCCATCTGCACGAGCTTCTTGCGGAAGAACGCGCGCACGTCGGAGACGCCCTCGCCCTCGATGTTCATCATCGCGAGGGATTCGAGCACGGCCTTCGTCTGCGGGTCAGAGGCCACCGCGATGAGCGGCGTGAGCGTGCGCACCGTCGCGCTGCGCTTGCTCTGCGACGACGGCCCAACGTCGACGGCTACGTCGAAGCGTGCGCGCGAGAGGTCGTTCGCCATCTCGACGGCGCCCGTCTCGCCGATGGTCGGCTTCACGAGCTCGACGGCAGACGCGCCGCCTTCGGCGTCGACGGTCTTCATCGTGCGACCCTCTTCGACGTAGACCTCGCGCGCCATGCCGAGCCACACCTCGCCGCAGCGCTTCATGGCTTTGGCGAAGTTGCTCACGTAGATGAACGTTTGCATGTCGAGCCGCTGCTGCACGGCGGCGACCGTCTCCGCAGCGACGTTCGCGCGCACCTGCTCGCCGGCTTCGGCGTTGCCGAGCACGTCGCGCATGTCCTGCTCTGCGATCTGAATCAGCGCGGCAAGCGCGGGCGGAACCTGCGGCGGCTTCGTGTAGCCGAGCGGACCCGCCGGGGCTGACGAGCCGTCGGGGTTCGTCAGGCGGTTCAAGAGCAGGTACGGGAAGTTGCGCAGGTTGTCCTGCTCCCACATCCACTGGTGACCAGCGACCTGCTCGGGGTCGAAGAGCGGCTTTTCGACGGACGAGAGCGCGCTGATTTCGGCGAGCTTCGAACGCTGCATGTTCGCGATGCGCTGCGCGTCCTTCGCGAGGCGAACGTGGCCCATGCAACGTTCGATGTTGTCCACGAACCAGCGCTTGCCGTACGTGACGACGATCGGGATGTTCGGACCCGCGATGAGGCCGAAGTCTTCGAGCACACGACCGCCGGAGAGCAGGTACTTATGAACTCGGCGAGTCTTGCGACGCTTCGACGGAAGTTCCGTTGCGCCGGTCGACGCGAGCATCTGCTCGAGGTTCTCGTCCTCGTCGAAGTCGGCGCGGGCGTACGTCTGCTCCGAGCCGTCGAGCAGGCGGAACACGCGCAGCGTCTCCGTGCGCTCTTCGACGCGGTAGTATTCCGCGATGTACACCACGTCAGGCGAGCACCAATCGAAGTACGTCTCGTAGATCTGCTTCGGCCAAGACGACGGGTTGTCTTCGAACTGCGCTTCATACTCCTCGGGCGTCATCGACGAGATGACGAAGCAGTATCGCGCATCCGACTTGTCCTGCCGCTTCGCGTCGAGGTCGAAGTAGACCGACGTGTCCGCGTCGAAGATCGGCTCGATGCGGATGCGTTGTTTCTCGTTCTCGGGGTCGAGCTCGTCTTCGAGCACCGTGCGAAGGCGCCACGCGCCCATGCCGCCGCCGACCGCTTCCTCGAACGCGTTGTCGTACGCTTCATCCGCCACCGAATCCTGCTCGTCGGCGCGGTAGAGCCCATCGCAGAGGTCGGCGAGCTTGTCGGCCTCGCGGCCGTCCTTCGGCACGTAGTCGACCGTGATGCGGTTCGCGCGGTACTCGTTGATGATGCGCATCACGCTCAGCGCGACCTTGTTCACCTCGAGCCGCGGGCGGTTCTCGAACTGGCGTTGCAGCGGGCCTTCCCACTGCGCGCCAGCGATCGAGTAGAAGCGCCGGTCGTCGAGACACTGACGCCTCTCATCCTGAAGCGCAAATTGGATTGTGTTGAACCGGCGCAAGGCCTCGTCGTGGATGCGTGCGAGCTTCGCTTCTTTCGTCTCGGCCATGCCTCGCACCTATCACCGACGCCAAGCGTGCGCCACGGGTTGCGGCGGCTGGAGTTGCACGGGCTTCGCAGCCTGCACACGACGCGCGCCTTCGCAGGCGTAGCGCAGGGCGTCGATGACGTGGTTGTCGCGGTCGTCGAGCACCGGAAGGACGGCGCCCGTCAGCGGGTCGGCCTTGTAGCTGTAGAGCGTCAGCTCGTCGATGAGGTGCGTGCAGCGCGGGTGCACCACGATGTCGTGGCTCTTCAGCCACTCGACGCCCTCTTCGAGCGAGCGCGGACCCTTCACCGCTGCCATGATCTTCGGGAAGCCATGCCGCCGCATGTGCGCGATGGTCTCCGGGCGCGCCGAGTCGGCGACGATGGGCCACGTCTCCGAGCCCGGCACCGTGAGGAAGAGCGCGGGCGTGTCGACGATCTCGACGCCGACGCCGTACGCCTCGTGGTCGACGTAGAGCGTGCGGCCCTCGATGTAGCAGCGCACAAGCACCGTCGGATCGACGGCAAAGCCCCAGTCGGCGCCGAAGCGGATGACCGCGTCACGCGGTGCCTCGAACTCCTCGACGCGCCAGTTCTTAAAGACGCGCCGTTCCGAGTTGCGCAGGTACTCTCCTGCCCAAACGTGGCGGAACTTGTCGGGGTCGCGCTTGCGGTCGTACTCGAGCTCCGCGCGGAGCACTTCGGGGAACCAGGGGTTCGATTCGTAGTTCACGCCGACGACGACGGCATCGGGCGGCAAGCGCTCGCCGCGAAGGAGCGCGTCCACCGGGTCGGTCGACTGGCTCGGGTTCCATGTGAACCAAAGCTCGGAGCCAGGCTTGCGGATCGTCGGGCGCAGAAGGTCGAGCGAGCGCTGCGAGAGGCTCTGCGCTTCCTCGACCCATGCGCAGTCGTAGCCTTCGAGCGACTTGATCGAGTCCGCCGTGTGGTTCTGCATTCCCTGGAAGATGATGCGCCCGTCGCCCTTGCGTGACTTGATGACGGCCTCCTGAACCTCGAAGTACGCGCCGACGCCGAGCGCTTCGATCTTCGCTTCGATGAGGCGCTTGACCGACTGGCTCAGGCTCTTCTGCACTTCGCGCACGCAGACCGTCGACCGGTTCGGGTCGAGCACGTGCGCCTCGACGAGCATCTCAGCGAAGGCGTGCGACTTGCCCGAGCCTCGCCCGCCCCAGGCGCCTTTATAACGCGCCGGAGCGAGGAGGGGCATGAACCATCGCGGCGTCTCGATGCGGAGCGTTTTAGAGGCATCCTGGCGCGAGGAACGGGCATCCTTGCGGCTGGTCGCTTTACTCGCCGTCGCCACGCTTCACCTTGTCGACGATGACTCGCTCGATGCGTGCGAGCTCGATGGGCGCTCCGTCCGCGCCGGTGATCTCGTGCCGCTCCGTCTCGCGCCAGCGCGCCTGCGTCTTCAGGAAGAAGATGGCCGAAGTCGTGTCGCCGCTCAGCGCTTTCTGGATGAGGCCCTGAGCGACCTTCGCGACGACCTTGCTTTTGCCGCGTTTATAACGTTCGGCAATGTCTGCGTCGCGCTCCATCATGGCGAAAAACGTCGTTCGCCCGATGCCGAAGTAATCGGCGACCTGCTCGGCGGAAAGGAACGCTGCAAGCGTCTCGACCTCGGCGCGCTGCTTTTCGGTGAGCACCTTCGGTTTGCGTCCTGCTTTCATGCTGTCCTCGGCTGTTTGCGGACTGTCTCGCGCATGATCTTCGGCGAGACGTTGTGCCAGTTGATCTTATGGTGCAAGCGGTAGCGCCCTCCTCGCGGGTCGCCCATCTCTCCCACCTTGACGCAGCTCGGCGCGTACATGACCGAATAGAAGCTCTTCACGTAGGTGCCGCTTTCCAAGTACATTTCTGTCATTCCGCCCGCGTTCGACTGCGTTTGCATTTGCACGAGCTGCGCCTGAATCACGGTTAAGAACAGCGCTCCGCGCCTGCCTGCCGAAGTGTAGGTGTTCACGTCTTCGTTCACTCGGCCAACGAACTCGAACGGCCTGTCAGTCGAGCAAATGAAAGAGTTCATCGCTTTGCGCCGAAGCGAAGGAGTGTGCTGGCTGTTGTCGCCCCCGATGTGATCGCCGCCTTGGCTCATGGCGACCGACTGGGCGCCGCTCTTCTCGAAGAACTCCACGAGCGATGCGAAAACTTCGTCCATCGTCGTCTTCACACGCGCCCAGACGTACTCCAGCGCGCTGCTGTGCCTGATGGCAAACGACGTGTAGTCGTCATCGAGCTGGATGAAGTACTTGCACCCGACTTGCTTCGCGAGGTCGAAGCAGGCGTTTCGCGCGTAGAAGATTGCACGCCGGTCGTTGAAGTTATCGCCTTCGTCGAACCGCTTTGCGATGTCAGACTTCGAGAACGTGAGCACGGCGTCACCGAATCGCTTCCTGTACTCGCCTCCGGTCTTGTCCTCGTCGTCGATGACGATGAACACCTTCCCAGTGTAGCCTGCTTTTCGCAACGTATCGTAGGTATGCACCCGGTCTGGGCGACCGTGCGTGAGGATGAACGCGCAGAAGTCAGGAGGCATCGCCATTCCAGCCCTCTGCGTCTGCGAGCTTTCCGAGTCGTTCGGTCAGGTGCACGAATCCGTTTTCGATCGCCTTGTCAAAGTCGATGATGACCAGCGCGGAGCGCTCGAACAGGCCCTGCGTCTTCTCATCGGCGTGAGCGTAGAACTCGGCGATGTTGCGGAAGTTGAAAACCGTGTGCCTCTCGGCTGCGAGGCGCAGGAACGCCGAAACGTCTGGCGGCAACTTCGCCGCGTCGATTTCGCGCACGAGTTCCTTCGCCTTCGAGTTGTCAAACAGCTCCTCGACCTTTGGGCGATCGCCCTTCGGCTCGTAGATTGGAGCCTCGATCTTCTTCGTGTACGTCTCGCCGTCGAGTTCTTTTGCCTCTCCGGCCTCTGACGTTGCGCCGCTTTGCTCGTCGATGCTCTTGATCTCTTCTTCGCCGAACCCCGTCAAGTCAAGGTCGAACCCAAGCTCGCCAAGCTCGCCGAGTTCGAGCGAGAGCATCTCGGCATCCCATCCGGCGTTCAGGGCCAGCTTGTTGTCGGCGATGACGTAGGCCCTTCGCTTCGCGTCGGACCAGCCACGAGCGACGACGACGGGCACCTCGACCATGCCGAGCTGGCGCGCGGCGAGCACGCGACCGTGCCCCGCGATGATGCCGCCGTCTTCGTCGACGAGCACCGGCGTCGTCCAGCCCCACTCGCGAATCGACGCCGCGAGCTGCGCCACCTGCTCGTCGGAGTGCGTGCGGGAGTTGCGCGCGTACGGCGTAAGACGCTCAATAGCCCATTTCTCTACGTTATCCGCTGGGTTACTTTTCCCTACAGCTGCCTTCATTTTCTGTCTGCCTTCCATGCTGCGTCAAAACTCGTAGCAGGTATCCGTATCGCCCGCATCTCGACGTAACGGCGTAACCCCTTCTAAAGAAGGGGGTTACGTTACGTTACGCCATTCGATGCCTTGCCAACGTAACGAATTACCTGAAAGTTACGTTCCGTTACCATCGTTACCATCACTTTCTTGACGCGATGCGCAACGCGTTTGCGTGCTCGCCATCGACCATCCGCCACCCGTGCTCGTGCGCCTCGATGGCCCCGCCCTCGAGGAGCTGCTGAACGAACTTCCCCCCGTTCGGCTTCACCGTCTGCTTCGCGGAGCTCTCGCGCATCCCGTTCTCGACGAGGTAGGCGACGGCAGCGGAGCGCGAGAGGTACGGAAGACCGTCTCGGAATTCCGCGCCAGCAGCCCACCACGCGGCCTCGTAGGTTCGCCGCGCCTTGTCGGCTTGGCTCGGCTTCTTCGCGCGTCCTTGGGCCGCTTGCGCGTCGGCGTCGCGTACGAACACCGCCCCCTTGATCTCCTCGCCGTCTTCGTCAACCCACCCGAGCGCGACGGGTTCGAGCCTGCCGAACATCGGCGCAGGTGCCTCGGCATCCTTCATCTTCGCGCAGGAAAGCTCGATGGTCCCGTCGTCGGCCTTCGAGACCATGATGGAAGCGTCGAGCGACGCCTTGAACGCGGAGCTGCCACGAGCGCGCCCCTTGGCCCCTTCGCCGTGCCCGACGTGATGGTTAAGCACGACCGCCGAGCGAAGCGCCGAGGCGACCACGTTGGCCGCGTTGAAGAAGTTGCGAACGTCGCGCGCCGCGTTCTCGTCGCCGGACATGTGGTTGTTCACGGTGTCGATGACGACGATCACCGAGTCGGCGTCGGTGAGCTCGCGCACCGCTGCGATGATCTGCGCCGCAGCCGAGGCCGAATCGAGGTCGATGCCCTTGTTCGAGATGAGCAGGTTGTCGAGGTTCTCGACGCCGTGATGACGGCACCACGCGGCGACGCGCTGCCGGATGCCGTAGTTACCTTCGCCCGCGAGGTAGACGACGACGCCGGGCTTCGTGCGCTGGCCCATCCATTCGCGCCCCGCTGCGATGCTGCAAGCGATGTCGAGCGTGACGAACGTTTTCCCCGCGCCGCTCTCGCCGAAGACCATCGTCGTGCCGGATGCTGGAATCCATTTCTTCACCGCCCACTCGAGCGGCGCAGGCTGCGAGAGGAAGCTCGTCGCGCGGGAAAAGAAGTACTCGCTCGGGGCCTTCGCTTCGACGAGCGCAAGGATGTCGCGGGCGATGTCGTCGCCTAGCGCAGCGTTCGCCGCCACGTCGTGCTCGACCTCGTACCGCGACGCCGAATGCACGAGCTGCCGGAGCTCCGAGGCCGGAAGCGGCACGTCGCAGCGCGTCTCGTTCGTGACGCTGAGCGCGGCGAGGATCTCCGCCTCGCCCATGCCGTAGCGGCGCATGACGCCCGCGAGAGAGTGGAGACCGTTGTTCCGGTTGCCCGTGATGAGAGAGCCGTCTCCCGTCAGCGCTACCGGCTGGCGGCGCTTCGCCTCGATGCCTTCGAGCCAACGCTGCGGGATGCCCATCGGGGCTACGCCCTCGAACGGGTCAGAGCTGAGTTCCCATCGGTACTCTCGCCCTTCGATGCGGCTCGGGAACGCGACGAAGTACCTGCCATCGGAAAGGAGGTCGATGCCATCGCGCAGCTTGCAGCTCTTCACGCCCTCGACGTAGGCGGCGAGGTAGTGCTGACCGCCGCCCGCCGTGAGCTGCACGGCGCCGTCAGGCTGCGCGCCACGCTCGTCTGTCCACGAGCTCCAGCTATCGTCGCCACCGTTGCGCGGGTCGATGTCGAAGACGACGAGTCCCGAGGCCGCGCCGCAGGCGATGCCCACGTTCCGGTCGTCGTGGCCTTGGAACCATCGGCGAATCGTCGCCTCGTCCGTCGTCGCGTCGTTCACGCCGTGCTGCGTCGCTGGGAGCTTGCCATTCGGAACGATGGGGAGGACGGGCCAGCCCCACGAGGCGTAGGCGAGCGCGGCTTCGAGTGGGGTCACTTGCGGGCCTCGAGGTAGTTCGAGAGGGCCTCAAGGGTCGAGGCCTTCGGGTCGCCCTTGCCGTCTCGGATGCGCGCAACGGTGAGCGGTGAAATGCCGGTCGCCTTCGCCACGATGTCGAGCCGTCGGTCTGCCAGCAGCTTGCGAATCTCTTCAGTGGTCAGCATACGGCAAAGCATACGCGACGCACAAGCTAACGCGCAAGAAGAAAAAACGACAAGGCGAGCGAAAAAAACATTGACGAAAGAAGCTGGCGGGGTTAGTGTCTCTTCATCGCCCAAACGGAATCACCCGACCGAGGCGAAGAGGAACGAAACATGACCGCGAACGAAAACCCCGCCATCCGCACTATCTTCGGCAAGTTCTGCGACGCGCAGATGGAAGCGTGGCGACTTTCGGACCTTCGCCTCCGCGTTCGTTGGGATGACGAGGCTGGGCAGGCGAAGGCCGCGAAGGCGTTTCACGAGGCGTACGCAGTCGAGACCGCGCTTCGCGCCGAACTCGACGCGCTCGGTTGGGTCTTCTGCTGAAGACCGCACCGCGCCGCCCATGAGGGAACGCGGGGCTCGATGCCCCGCCGGTGCACCCCGTCAACCGGATTCCCCGACCGACGGAGAAAGAAGACACATGGCCATTTCAATCAAGCGCACCTCTCGCGCCGCTGGCGCGGTGAAGGTGCTCGTGTACGGCGCCGCTGGCGCTGGCAAAACGTCGCTCATCCGCACGCTACCGAGCCCGATCGTGCTCTCGGCGGAAGGCGGACTCCTGAGCCTCGCTGACGACGAGGTGCCCTACATCACGATCAGCACCATCGCCGAACTGCACGAGGCTTACTCGTGGCTCGTCGGCTCGGACGAAGCGCGCGGCTTCGAGAGCGTCGCGATCGACTCTCTCTCGGAGATCGCCGAGGTCATCCTAACGACCGAGAAGCGCACGGCGAAGGATCCCCGTCAGGCGTACGGCGCGATGCAGGACCAGCTCGCAGAGCTGGTGCGAGCCTTCCGCGATGTCCCGACGCATCACGTCTACGTCACGGCGAAGCTCGACAAGACGACGGATGAACTCGGGAAGATCACCTACGCGCCAGGGATGCCGGGAAACAAAACGGGTCAAGCGTTGCCCTACTTCTTCGACGAGGTGCTCGCCCTAAGGGTCGAGCGCGACGCGGAAGGCAACGCGGTCCGCGGCCTCCAGTGTGCGCCCGATGGCGCATGGCTCGCCAAGGACCGCTCGGGCAAGCTCGAACAGTGGGAGTCTCCAGACCTCGGCGCGGTCATCCGCAAGATTGCGGGGACGCCATGAGTCGCGAACTCGACGACCTCTCCGCTCAGTGGTGCGACGCGAAGGCCGACGAAGCGATCGCCGTCGCTCGCCGCCGCACCATCGAAGACCGCCTCGTCGAGCTCCTCGCGCTCGAAGAGGGCAAGGAGGGCACGACGAACGCTCGAACGGAGACCGGCTACGCCATCAAGGTCGTCGGGCGGATGAACCGCAAGGTCGACGCCGAGCGCCTTCAGGAACTCGCCGCAGAGCACGGTCTCTCCGAACACCTCGGCTCGCTCTTCCGCTGGTCCGCCGACATCAACGCGGCTGCGTGGAAAGCCGCCGCACCAACGATCACCGCGCCGCTTCTCAGCGCCATCACCACGACGCCGGGTCGCCCGTCGTTTTCCATCACCGCTCCCATCAAGAAAGACTGAACACCATGGCATCCTTTGATTTCGACGCATCCTCCGTTCCGCAAACCGAGAAGAGCTACGAGGTGCTGCCCGCGGGCTGGTACACCGCCAGCGTCACCGGCGCCGAGGTGAAACAGACCAAGAGCGGCACCGGGCAATACTTGCGCGTCGAGTACACGATCTCGGGGCCGAGCGGCGCAGGCCGAAAGGTCTGGTCGAACTATAACGTCAGGAATGAGAATCCGAAGGCCGAATCCATCGGGCGCGAGCAGCTCGCCGAGCTCTGCCGCTGCGTCGGGCTCGCCCGCGTCAACGACACCGACCAGCTTCTCGGCTGCAACGTGTCGGTGAAGCTGAAGGTGCGCGAAGCCTCGAACGGCTACGAGGCGCAGAACGAGGTGCAGGGGCACAAGGCGCTCGAGGGCTCCGCGCCGCCTGCTCCGGCGGCTGCCCCGAAGGCCGCGGCGAAGGCCGGGCCGAAGCCCCCGTGGGCGAAGTGACCCTTTGAGAAGGTGAGGGGCGCGGACGGAAGGCGTTCGCCCGCGTCCCTCGCCGTTTTGAATAGCACAGGAAGGCAGAGATGAAGATTCCCGAACCACAGAACACGATCGCCGCCCTCATCGACGCGGCGCACGAGGCAAAGCGCGCATCGCACAAGGAGTGCTTTCGCCCGCACATGGGCGCGAGCACGCTCGGCGAGAAGTGCGAGCGTAAGCTCTGGATCTCGTTCCGTTGGGCGGTGCGCGAGCAGTTCCCGGGGCGCATCCTTCGCGTCTTCCGTCGCGGGCACCGCGAAGAAGAGACGGTCGTCGAAGACCTTCGCGCCATCGGGATGAAGGTGCGCGCGACGGGTGCTGACCAGACGCGCGTGGAGTTCGGCTCGCACGTCTCGGGGTCGATTGACGGCATCATCACGGCTGGCGTGCCGGAAGCCCCGAAGGCTGCGCATGTGCTCGAAATCAAGACGCACAGTAAGAAGTCGTGGGAGGCGGTCGAGAAGGAGGGCGTCGAGAAGTCGCAACCGAAGCACTTCACGCAGATGCAGATTTACATGCGCGGAACCGGCGTCGACCGGGCGCTCTACGTTGCAGTCTGCAAGGATGATGACAGACTGCACACCGAGCGCGTCAGGTATGACCGCGAGCACGCAGAGCGCGCCATCGAACGTGGGCAGCGCATCGCCCTCGCCGACGAGATGCCGCCGCCGATCTCGACTGACCCGACGTGGTACGAATGCAAGTGGTGCAGCGCGCACGACCTCTGCCACGGCTCGAAGGTCGTTCGTGAGGTGAACTGTCGAACCTGCGCGCACTCAACCGCCACGCCGGAGTCGACGTGGACATGTGCGCGGCACGGCGACAACGTGATGCCGACCGACTGGACGCGCGAGGCGCACGAGTGCCACGCGCTGCACTTCGACCTCGTGCCCTGGCTCATGGCCTACATGGACGACAACGGAGCGCCCGTCTTCATCATCGACGGCACCGAGGTGACGAACGGCCCCGGCGGCTTCAGCTCGGCCGAGATCGTCGCGAACCCGAAAGCGTGCGTCGACCCGACGCTCGTTCAGCTTCGACGCAAGTTCGACGCGAAGGTGGTGGGATGACCGTCGCCCTTCGAGACTACCAACAACGCGCCATCGACCAGCTCTACGCCTGGTTCGAGTCGCACCCGAGCGGGCACCCGTGCCTCGTACTCCCGACCGGCGCGGGCAAATCGCACATCGTCGCCGCGCTCTGCCGCGATGCGCTCACGAGCTGGCCGGAAACGCGCGTGCTGATGCTCACGCACGTCAAGGAACTCATCGAGCAGAACGCGGAGAAGATGCGCCAGCACTGGCCTGGCGCGCCGATGGGCATCTACTCGGCGAGCATCGGGCGGAAGGAGCTCGGCGAGCCCATCACCTTTGCGGGCATCCAGTCGATTCGGAAGCGCGCCGCCGAAGTCGGACACGTCGATCTCGTCATCATCGACGAGTGCCACCTCGTCTCGCACAAGGACGAGGGCGGCTATCGCACGTTCATCGCCGACCTCGTGCGCATCAACCCCAAGCTGCGCGTCGTCGGTCTCACTGCGACGCCGTACCGTCTCGGGCACGGCCTCATCACCGACGAGCCCGCGCTCTTCGCCGACCTCATCGAGCCGGTGAGCATCGAAGAGCTCGTGCACAAGCGCCACCTGGCCCCGCTGCGCTCGAAGGTCACGCAGGCGAAGCTGAGCACCGACGGCGTGCACAAGCGCGGCGGCGAGTACATCGAGAGCGAGCTGCAAGCGGCGGTCGACACCGCCGACAAGAACGCCGCCGTCGTGCGCGAGGTTCTCGCGCTCGCAGGTGACCGCCGCTCGTGGCTTTTCTTTTGCTGCGGCGTCGAGCACGCACGCCACGTTTGCGACGCCCTACAGGCCGAAGGCGTCGCTGCTGCGTGCGTAACGGGCGAGACGCCGAAGGCTGAGCGTCAGCGCATCCTAGCGGCGTTTAAGCGTGGCGAGCTGCGTGCCCTCACGAACGCGAACGTCCTCACGACCGGCTTCGATGCGCCGAACATCGACCTGATCGCGATGCTTCGCCCGACGCTCTCGCCGAGTCTCTATGTGCAGATGGCGGGTCGCGGGCTCAGGCCGAAGGCGCACACTGACCATTGTCTCGTCCTCGACTTCGCGGGCGTCGTCGCCACGCATGGGCCGATTACCGCCGTGCAGCCGCCAGACAAGGCGGGCGAAGGCGACGGCGAAGCGCCGGTGAAAGTGTGCGACGAGTGCGGGGAGCTCGTGCACCCGACGTGCCGAACCTGCCCGTCGTGCGGCTTCGAGTTCCCGCCGCCGCCTGAGAAGAAGTTCGCGCTCAGGAACGATGACATCATGGGCCGCGACGGCTCCGACCTCATCGTCACCGAGTGGGAGTGGCGCCGCCACGTCAGCGCGTCGAACGGCCTCGAGATGCTGCGCGTCCGTTACTACGGCGCGATCTCCGACGCACCCGTCGACGAGTACCTAACGGTCCGCCATCCGGGCTACGCTGGCGACAAGGCGTGTCGCATCCTGGCGAGCATCGCGCAGAGTGCAGGCGTCTCGCCGGGCTGGGCGCTCGAAGGCGACCTAAACGCCGTCGCCGCAGCGATGAACGGCGCGAAGCCGCCACGGCTCGTGACGTTCAAACGCCGCCCAGACAACGCGCGATTTGTGGACATGAGGAGGCGCGAATGGTGAAGCTGAAGACGATCCAAGAGTGGCGTTTGGTTGTGAACAACCCGCCGAAATGCTGCGTGAACTGTGACAACTACGTCAGCCGATTTGGCGACTGGGAAGAAGGTGCAAAGTGCAGACTGTTCGAGCAAAGCCCGCCGCGCGAGTTCGCCGAAGCCGAAAACGAGTGCCCGGCATGGCTTCAGCTGATCCCATTCTGAGAGTCCCCACCGAGCACGAGGAGCAACGCAACCTCGTGCGCTGGTTTCGCCAGACGTACGGGCTCGTAACGCGCGGTGGCGTGCGCATCTTCGCCATTCCCAACGGCTCGCAGCGCAGCCGAACGACCGGCGCGAGGCTGAAGGCCGAAGGCGTCAGCGCTGGCGTGCCCGATCTTTTCATTCCGGCCTTCTCGCTCTGGATCGAGATGAAGCGCGCCGAGGGCGGAAGCGTCTCTGCCGAGCAGCGCGACTGGCACACCTACCTGCGGAGCATCGGTCACACGGTGCTCGTTTGCCGTGGCTTTTCCCACGCGAAAGAAGAAATCGAAGCCTTCGTGAGAAAGATGTAGACGAGACCTCTTTTCTTTCGTAGAACATCACTCGTCGACGCATTCGCGACGACGCCGCCGAATGGGCGGGGAACTGAGAAAGGCAACGACGATGGATAAGGTTACTCTTCACCGCGACGGCAGCATCACCTTCTGGTCGGTCTACAACCAGTGCTGGACGCGCTCGGTGCGCATTTCCGACCGCGAGCTGGCCGCGATGCACGCCGACGACCGCAAGCGCTGCCAGCGGCAGATGGCGCGCTACAACGCCGCGACCGAGGCCCTCTGATGAGCCTCCTGGTTATGGCAATCGCCGACCAACTCGCCGACGACGCCTGCGGCCCGTACTGGGGATCCAAGCTTCGTCACGACACGCGCGTTGGTCGCATTGCACGCGCCGCCCGTAGCGCCGCCGCTGCTGCGCTCGTCTGCCACCTTGGCGACGCCGACCACGCCGAGTGGCACTACGAGGCCCCCGGCTTCGGCGAGCGCCTGGCGGCGGCGCGTAGCGTCGCCTCGACGGCGTTCGAGGCTGAGGTTCGTTACTTGAAGGAGCATGGGGCATGAAGACGATCGAAGAACTCGAAGCGGAGCTCGAGACGGTCAAGCGCGAACGCGACGAAGCGCGCGCCGAGGCGGAGCGGCTGCGGGAAGAATGCCGCCTGCGCAAAGCCGAGCGCGATCAGGTTGAACGTAACGGATTTGCAGCGACAAAAGGACTGGTTGACGAATCCGAGCGGCTGCGCGCAAAGGCTCTCGCTTACGATCTAGCCTACCGCCGTGGGGCGGAGGCGATGCGGGAGGCGTGTGCGAATTGCGTCAAGCACCTTTCGCACGAGGACGGGCTCGGCATGGGCTCGCAACGCCTGGAAGGAGCCATCCGCTCGCTTCCGATTCCGGGGGAGCCATGAGCCGCGTGTCACTGCTGGAGCAGCACGCAATCGAGCTGCTGGCGGCTGATCCTGAGTGGCGGGCGTTCCGCTTTGAGCACCGTCTTCTTACGATCTACCTGGAAGGAGGAATTGCTCCAACGTTTAGCCGGGGACCGCGAAAGGGGCAGCGAAACTGGGCAAAGCGCACCGACGTTCGCTCGATCGAAATACCGCACGATCACCACGATCGGTGGATCAAGGCATGGCAAGAGCGGACCGGATTGTGCTCGCGATGCGAAGGCCGAGGCGAGGTATTTGCTCGCTGGAATCTCGAAATTGGCGTGACCTATCGAAAGTGTCCGGTGTGCGCTGGAGGCGGGAAAAAGCCATGATCGTCCCATCGGAAATGAACTACCGCGAGCACTGCGAGGATAACGGAGTGGGCTGCGCAAAGCATCCTCCGACGCTGCGCCTCGCTCTCTCGCCAGGGTGCGCGAGCTGGATGGTTGACGAGGATTGCCCGGGCCTGCGATGCGTGTGGCCTGCGGCGATCGAGCGGCATACGTGCGATGACCCCGGCCTATTGGACGCAGAGTACGCAACGCAACTGCGCAGGATGGGGCTCGCGTACGCGTGGCTTCTCGACACCCGGCTCCCGATGCGCGGCAGGTTCGCGCTCCTACGTCGGATCTGGAAGGCCGAAAAGCTGCGCGCAAGGGGCAAAATCGTAGCGGGAAAGAAGGTGGAGATATGATCAACCTCGACGAAATCGAGCGCCGCGCAAACGCGGCGACGCCGGGGCCGTGGACGTATCACGAGGGATGCGGATACGTTGAGGTTCCACCGTGTGGCGCGATTGAGTTCAAGCCAGGATGGGAACGCTCGGTGCACTTCCTCGCACGCGTTCATAACAACCACGTTGAAGGCGAAGACGGCCTTGGCTTTGACGGTGCGTTTATCGCCCACGCCCGCACCGACGTACCCGCGCTCATCGCCCGCGTGCGGGAGCTGGAGGCGGAGTGCGAGCGACAGTCAACGCTTGCCGCCACGACGTTCAACGCGCTGATCGCGAACGACATCGCGCAAATGCGCGCCTACGGCCTGAGCTACGAAGGCGTGAGGACGGTGCTGCACGAGTACAACGACGGGGAGATCTCGTTCGGCAAGCTCATGGACCTGCTTCGCGCCGCCGCGCGGGCGATGGCGGAAGAGGAGTGCGCTGCGCTTCGCGCACTACTGGTCGACGCTCATCGAGAACTTGCAACCATCGAGGCCATCACCGTTTCACCGTCCGGGGTAGACGGTCTCATCGAACTTGTTAATCGCATTGGCCAAAAACTGGAGTCCAGCAAATGAGCGGAGGATTCACCATGACACCGACCATCGTCGACAACTGCGCGCGCAACCACAACGGCGGGTCAGCCTCCGTGCGCATCACGTTCGAGGCTGGGCACATGGACGACTACGACCGCCCGTGCTTCGACGTGCTCGTGCTCGTGGACGACGACCGCCACGCGACGCTGACGCTGCACTACGAGGCCGCGATGGGGCTCGTGAAGGCGCTGAAGGGCGCGATGAAGGGGGACCGATGACCCTCGAAGACCTCGGCCGCCGCGCGGTGGCCTGCAAGCATTGGCGGTGGATGCCTGGGATGCTCGTGGACGGCATCCGCATCGACGGAACATGTCACTTTGTCGGTGGACTTGGAAAGCCTTGGAGGGAGGAAGACTTCCGAGAGGTGATCTGCGACGAGTGCGTGCCCGACCTCTCCGACCCCGCGACGATCGGGTGCCTGCTCGCGCTGGTGCGGCAGGCGTGGAAAGGCAACGTCGCGCCGGTCTATCCCGACAGCGACGAGGCGCTGGCAAAGCTCGTAGCCGCACTGGAGGCCGCGCCATGAACCGCGAAGACCTCGCCCGCGCCTACATCGGCTCCGCGCTCTTCGACAAGATCGCCCGCAACGTGGGCACTGAGGGCGCGATCCGCGCCGCGTATCATCGGCTCCTCGCGGAGCAGCACCAGGAGAGGGCGCGATGGACGCAACCATTTTGACCGGCGATTGTCTCGTGCGCCTGCGCGAGCTTGACGACGAAAGCGTCGACGCCTGCTTGACCGATCCGCCGTACGGCATCGGCTTCATGGGCAAAGCGTGGGACCACGCGGTGCCATCGGCCGACGTGTGGCGCGAGGTGCTGCGCGTGCTCAAGCCAGGGGCGCACCTTCTCGCATTTGCCGGAACGCGCACGCAACACCGCATGGCGTGCGCCATCGAAGACGCGGGATTCGAGATCCGCGACATGATCGCGTGGCTCTACGGCTCCGGGTTTCCGAAGTCAAAGAACCTTGGTGGCGAATGGTCCGGCTGGGGAACAGCACTTAAGCCCGCGCTCGAACCAATCACCATCGCGCGGAAACCGCTTCGCGGCACCGTTGCAGCGAACGTGCTCGCGCATGGGACGGGTGCGATCAATGTCGAGGCGTGCCGCGTTGGCGATGAAAAGCTTGAAGGAATGACCGCGGGTCAATCAAAGCTTGGAACCTTTGAAAGGGGAATCATGGTCACTCCCGAGCGAATTGGACGCTGGCCCGCGAACGTGTGCCACGACGGAAGCGAAGAGCCAGAAGCCCTGCTGGGCGAGGCCGCGCGTTTCTTCTACTCGGCGAAAGCCGACGCCGAAGACCGGAACGAAGGCCTACCCGCTCGCGTGCGGAACCGTCACCCGACCGTGAAGCCAGTCGACCTCATGCGATACCTTTGCAGGCTCGTCGCGCGCTCCGGTGGGCTCGTGCTCGACCCGTTCATGGGCAGCGGCTCGACGGGCAAGGCGTGCGCGCTCGAGGGCTTCAACTTCATCGGCTGCGAGCTTGACCCGGCGCACGTCGAAATCGCGCAAATGCGCATCGAGCACGCGGGCGGCCTGTTTGCGAAAGTGAGCGTGCGATGACCCGCGACCACCTCACGATCCACCAGCTCCCAGGCTCCCGCACCGTCACGCTCTACTGCGGACGCTGCACGGGCGCGCTTCACCTGGCGCTTCCGATGCGGGCAGGCGAGCTCATGAGCGCGATCGAACAATTCACCACGAGGCACGCCCGCTGTGACGTACCAACGAAAGATTGAAGAGCTTCCGCCGCTCGAGGTCGGGCGGCGTTACCACCGGCTGACGTGCACGAGCGTGCGCCCGACCGTCTTCGCCTGCGACTGCGGCGCCGAGGTGCGCAATCGCAGCCTCACACACATTCGCGGCGGGATGCGCTCCTGCGGTTGCATGATGCGCGAGGGGAAGGCCGAGCGAATGCGCCGGCGCTTCGCCGAACTCAAGCTCGTGCTCGTCGCCGAACACGCCGCGGAGAAGCAGCGGTTCTCGACGTGGGACGTGCGCTGCCTTCGCTGCGGCGAGGCGTCGACCATCGGTGACACTCACCTGCGCTTCGGGCGCGTGCGTCGAAAGTGCAAGAAATGCCCAAGGCAATCGACGAACTTGGAAAGACGTACGGGCGCTTGAGCGTCGTCGAGCGCGTGCCGAGCAAAGCAGGGCGCGGCGCCGTCTGGCGAGCGCGCTGCAAGTGCGGACGCGAGCGCGCGGTGCTCGGCACACTACTCCGCGCCGGTCTCGTCACGTCGTGCGGATGCGCACTCGCGCGCGGCGCGACGAGGCGAGAGAGCAAGGAGCAGCGCGACCCCGTGCTGCTCGTGATGCAGGAACGCGACGAGCTTCGCAGGCTCGTCGAATCGCTGAGAGACCAACTGAAGAAGGCCGCAACATGACCGACCACGACACGATCGCCCGCATGGCGATTCGCCTCGCGCGCAGCTACCATCACGGATGGGCGACGCGAATTCCGAAGACGCACGGCATCGCCTGGAACTGGACGACGGCGAGCGAGTACGCGAGGGGCCATCGCTCTGAGCCGCGCTTCGACCGCGACAAGGGGACCATCGTTTACGACACCGGGAAGATGACGTGGAGTCTCGGACCCGAGCGCATCGAGGTGAACGTCAGGACGCAGAGCGGCGAGGCGTGTTCCGTCGTCGCGAAGGGCGACCCGGCGCCGCGCCTCGTCGTCACCGTGCCCGACCTCTCCGTGCTCGTGTCGCACGACTTGTGGAAACTCGACGTGGCCGTCACCTCGCTCTGCTGCGGCCCCTGGAAGCCTCTCCACGAGCTTCCGCCGCTGCGCGTGCTCTTTGCCGCGCTGGCGATGCCCAAGACGCCCTGCGCGCTCGTCTACGAGCAGGGCGAGGTGCGCGCGCGACTGCCCGACGACCTTGAGGCGGCGCACCCGTTCGACGAACTCCTCGCCGAGTTCGGTCGCCGCGGCGGGTTCCGTCGCTGGGAAAAGCTCGTCGTGCGAAGGCCACTAACGGCAAAGGAAGGCGCGTAGGATGGAACCCATGGGAAGTTTCGCTGAATGGAAGTGCGGCGCGTGCGGCGTCGCCCGCAACGTGCCGACGCGCGAGGTTGAAGCGGCGAAGAGCCGCCGCCGCCGTGCGGTCGAGTGGCCGAAGGGCTGGGCGTATCGCGCGATCGGAAACTTCGGGATGGTGGTCTGCGACCGCTGCACCGCACGCCAAGAGGAGGCGACGCCGTGAGCATGTTTCCGACCGTGAAGCGACTCGGCCCCGACGGTAAGCTACACTCGACGCCGGCGGCTTACTGCGAATCCTGGCGGCGCGAACTCGCTCCGCTCGTCGAGCTCACCGGGTGGGCCATCCACTCGTTCGGCAACGGCGAGGCGAAGCTCGTCTCGCCGGACTACGAGCACACGCAGACGATTAGCGTGGAGTTCGCCGCGGCACTGCGGGGAAAGTTGTCGAAAACTTTTCCCGCCGACGAAGACGCGCGAGAGTAAGCGCATGAAGGCACCCCGCTACACCCTCCGACCGCAAACGACGCAAACGCAACCGGCTGCACGCTACGCCGTGCGCTTCGAGCTCCCCGAGCCGCGCAAGGGGATGATTCGCGGGTTCCTTCGCGACCTTGCGATCGTCGTCGCGACCGCCGCCCTCATGATCGACAACTAGCGCGAAGTCAGCCGAAAGAGCCACGCCAGGAGCCGCACCCACCAGGGTCGCGGCTCTTCGCGCGTGAGGCCGGTGCCGATCTGCGGGAGCGGCATCGCAGGCGGTGCGATGACTGGAGCGGGCGCCTCGTCGCTGGGCCTTGGCGGCGTCACGACGGGCGTTTGAGGCACCGGCGCAGGCACCGTCGCCGCGAGGCTCACGAGCTCGTCAGCGGGGCGCGTAGGCGGCGCAACGGGCGCTGATTCGGGCGGCATCTTGCCGTCGTACTCTTTCGCGAGGAGGCGCACGTTCCGGGCGTAGCTCGCCGCGTCGCCGGTGTAGTAGCCCGCCGAGCGCAGGGCGATCGCATAGTCGTCAGCGCGCCCCGCCATCGCGAGGTGCACCGCCGTTCGGTATCGCTTGCCGAGGAGAAACGCGACGTGATGCTTCATCGCGTCGTCAAGCGTCTCGAAGGCGCGGAACTTGTTCACCGGGTGCTTCCCGCTGAAACGCAGGATGACGCGCCCGTCATCGTCGACGCCCACGCGCTCGACCCTCGTGCCCGCTGGCGCCATCGCGAGGTGACGCTCGGCGTCGGCCTCGGTGACGTGCTCGGTGGTGGTGAAGTGCTGCCAACACCCTGCCCAACTCGACGAGCACTTCACGCCGCCGAAGTTGTAATTCATCGTGGCCTCGAAGCGCCCCGTCTCGAGGGCCATCTGCCCGAGGAGAATCATCGCGCCGGCTCGCGTCGTTTGCTCCTTGCCAAGCTGCGCTTCGAGCTGGAGGCGCAGGGCCATGTACACTTCGACCGGGCTCACGACGGTTCGCCTAGCAGGAAGCTCGCGTGCGGTCACCCTTCGAGCTCCTTGCGCAGCTTGCCGAACGCGGGCCAGTGCTTCTCGTACGCGCCGCAGATGTCGAGCATCTGCACGCGGAGCACCGGGTTCCTCGCGCACTCGTCGACGATGCGCTTTCGCGCGTCGGGCTCGCGGTCGACCATCACGGCGAGAGCAGCGACGCAGGCGTTGATCGGCGCCTCGGTGTCGTCGCTCGTGATCCAGTCGTAGATGAGCCGCGCGAGGCGGATGAACGCCTCAGCGAGAGCGACGCCAGCGGCGACCTCGCCGGATGTCGGGAGCTGCACGAAGCCAAGTTGCCGATCGTCGCTCATCGTCGTCCTATTCGTCTAGGTGCGCTTTGCACGCGCCGTGTTCGAGCTGACTCTTCACCCGATGCGTCGCCGTCGCGCACTCGATGAGCAGGATCGGATCGCTCGGATCCAAGGCTGCGGCAGCGCAGGCGACTTCGAGCGCGGTCGTCGCCCGATGGGCCACGACACACCGATGCGCACACCCGCCGCAAAGGAGGCAAGCGCAAGCCAGGGCGAAAGCTCGAAGAGGTCCACTCACCGCGAGCTCCCTGCGACGAGCTCCTGCACCGAGCGAATCGCCTTCGCCGGGTCGACGCCGAGGGCGCGAAGGAGGCGAATCATCGCCGCGAGGCGAGGATGCTCCTCGCACACGACGGCCCACTGCTCCGCGGTGCGGGCGCGCAGCACGATGTTGAGCAGCGCCGAGAGCGCGGGCCAGATGAAGACCGCCCAGAGTTCGACCTTCTCATGCATGGGGAAGCCTCGCTTCAAGCCTCGCGATCTTCTCGCCGTGGCTTTGGACGATGCGTTCGAGTCGCTCCACGTCGCGCGTTAGCGCCTTCTCGACGCGGTCCACGTCTTCGGCGACGCCATCGAGCTTGGTCTCGATGGTCGCCAGCAACGCCCCCACGCGCACCGCCGTAAGGGCGAATCCGGCGATCGTCGTCGCCAAGTTGATCGCCTGCATGATTTCCATCGTCACGCCTGCGCCTGCACTTCGGCTGCGGCCTCGGTGACGACGGGCGCCGTCTGCTGCGGGGCTTCGAGCCCGAGCGCCTTGTTCACGACGGAGAGGCTTTCGCTCACCGCCACGGCCTCGTGGAGCTCGAGGGAGCCGCTTTTCTGAGCGCGCATGATGACGACGACGAGGTTCTGAAATGCTTGTTCGGTGGTCATGGGGTCAGCCTAAAACATCGGGCGAAGGTTGTCACACGCCGCAGACGGTCCAGTTGGCTCCGTTCCAGATGACGAAGCCGGCGAAGACGCCACCGCCAGCGGCGACGGCACCGAAGGCGGGAGCGACCGAGAGGTCGGTGCAGCGAGCCATCGTGCCGACGGGGCGCGACGCCGGAAGCGTCGCAAAGGTGTGCGAGTCGACGCCGGGGCCGATGGGGAGACCGTCTCCAGCGTTGATGGGATCTGCGCTGCTGATGCGAAGGTTTCCCGTGCTGTTACGGACCCAGAGGCGCGACGAGTCGAGCCGAAGGATCGGCGTGTTGTCGAGCAGCGGAAAGACCGTGACAAGCGGGAGAGCGTAGAACCTGAACGCATCAAGGAGCAGCGTCGTATCGAACCGCCCGTAGCCGGAGGCGAAGTCGAAGGCCGTCGCGCCGGTGTAGCTCGACGAGCGCCGGAGGGCGTAGACGCCGCCGTCGGGGAGGAGCTGCGTCGTCGCGTTGCTCGCGTCGATCTTCGCGCCGACGATCTGCGAGCAGTTGACGATGCGGGTGCGCACCGCCGTCGCCGTGAGCGCATAAGCATCGGAGCCCGTGCAGTCGATGGTGCAGCCGTCGAGGCTAAGGTCTTCGCAGGCGTTGCCGTAGACGCCGACGACCGAGGACGACGAGTTCTGACCGACGAAGGTGCAGCCGTAGGCGAGGCACTCGTTCGACGTGCCCGCGCCACCGTCGACGCTGAAGTGTCGCGCCGTCGCGTCCGTCGGGGTCGTGAGGAGGACGCAGCCGAAGAGGCGCACCGTGTTCGCGCCGTCTGCCACGTTGACGTTGTGCTGCACGTTCGATCGGAAGCTCGCGCCGGTGATCGTCACGTCGTTAGGTGCCTGCGCGGGGGCGGCGCCGTCAGCCGCGACGCTGAGACCGTGCCGACCGTTCGCCTCGAAGGTGCCGCCCGTAATGGTCGTGAAGTACGCCTCTTGTCCGATGAGCGCGCCGTCGAACGTGTTCGAGCGAGACCAGATGTCGGTGAGCACGTTGTGCGCGCCGCGCTGAATCTTGATGCCGTCGGAGCACTGGAGAAACTCGAGGCGCTCGAAGACGCTCTGCGACGTGTAGTCGCAGAAGATGCCCTGCCCGGTGCCCGCCTGCCCTTGAATCGTCATGTCGGAGATGTGCACCGACACGTTGGCGATGATGGGGTTTCCGACCGACGTGATGCACGGCCCCGCGCCGTAGTTGTGAATGACCGTGTTGCCGCGACCCGCGCCGCGCAGCGTCTTTCCCGCCGTGCCGTTGGCAATCTGGATCGCCCCGCTCGTCGCCGTGCCGTCGTTCGTCACGCGGTAGGCGCCCTCAGGGAAGAACACGTCATCGGAGGCCGCGAGCGCGTTGTAGATTGCGAAGTCTACGAAGTAGAGCAGCGTGCCCGCCTGAACGTCGGCGATCTGAGCTGGCGTCATGAAGTCGAAGACGGACACCGACTCTTGCAGCTTGCCCGTGAGCGTGCGCGCGATCGAACCCGCCGAGCCTTCGGTGTACTCCACACGGTCGGCGCTGATGCTGCCCGTCGTCGACGCGAGCGGGATGCGCACCGTCGCGTTGAGCGACGAGAAGACGAGCGTGTTGTCTGACTGGTTGACCGCGATCGAGAAATCATCGGCGTCGACGTAGAGCCGACACGCCGCGCCCTGGTACTGCGGGAAGCCGTTCAGCGTGCGCACCGGCTGCGCGACGGGGATCGTCAGCGCGGCGTCGACGTACACCGGGATCTGATTCGCAACCGCAGGGAGGCCAGCCGTACCGAAGTAGAGAAACCCCGCGTCGAGCGGCTGCCCGTCGCGGTCGTGGAACGTCGGGAATGGCTCGGAGACGGAAAAGGCGCTCATTGTTCCTCGGGTGTCGTCGTGCGTGCGGTGATCGCCCCCGTGATGCGCTTCAGGATGGCGGCTTCTTCGGGGCTCCCGACCTTCGTTGACGGGATTCGTAGCAGAAGATTGCGCACCATGGGCGACTCGTAGAGGCGAGCCATGAGGCCGGCGCCGCCGAGGGCTGCTGCGCCGCCGAGCGCGCTTCCGCTGACCTGGCCAGCCGCAAGCGCAGTGACAGCAGGCACGGCTTGCTGACCCGTGTTCGTCATCACACCGGCCTCTGCGGCGCGGCGCGTTGCGCCGAGCACGCGCGTGAGTCCTTCGATGCGCCGCTTGTCGTCGCCCTTGAAGAAGACGCCGAACTGCGGGCCGAGCTTGTCGACTTGCGAGACGAACCGCTCGACGCTCAGCACGTCGTTCGTCGTAGCCTTCTCTGCTGCGTGAGCGAGCAGTGCGGCCTTTGCGTTCTCTCGCCCTGCGTCGCTCAGGTTGCGGTAGAGAAGCCGCACGTCGCTTGGCTTCGACGAGAAGAGGATTCCGCGAATCGCCTCTGGCGTTTCGGTGCCCTTTTCGAGCGCAGACTTGAGCGCGCCAGTCTTGAGTTCGCCAGCCATCGACGCGAGTTTCTTGTTCGCGTCGGTCCACTTCGCGATGTCTTGCGGCTGTCCGTTGTCGCGGATGAAGGCGCCCATATCGTCGCGCAGCGCGCCGTAGATGGAGGAGAGTGCCTTCTCGCCAGTCGATCGCACGCTCGCAAGTTCCGGGGCCTTGAACGCCTCGCCGAGTTGCTTGCGCAAGTCTTCGATGTTCGTGAGGTTTTGCCCTTGAATCGACTGCTTCCAGTCTTCGAGGCGCTCGATGACCGGGCGAAGCTCCTTTGTCTTCAGCGCGGTGAGCTTGCCGATCTGCTGATCGATTGCCGCGACTGCGCCGGGAACCGGAACGGTGCCGGCCTGCGAAAGCCGGTTGATCACATCGGTCTTTTGCGATGCGTATTTGCTGAGCGACCCGCCACGCGTTGCCTGGAGATCGGCCATCACCGCATCGGATGCCTGCGCAGCGGAGCTTGCTCCAAAGTCGTTGAGAACGTCACGCACTGCGCTGATGCGCGCTTCCTGCTGCGCTTGACGCACGGGACCAGTGCCGACAACAGGCACGCGCTCGCCGAGCGCCTGCGCAGCCTTGCCTGCGAACGTGCGCGGCGGCGCAACGTCGCTTGTCATCAGCGGTACGCCGACCTTCTCGGCTTCGGTCACGAGAGCGCGCTCGGCTGCGTTCGCTTGCGCCGCCGGAATGACCTGCGTGCGCGCAGCGCGAGAGCCCGCCATGCCGCCGATGAGCGCCGCGGCAGCCTGGCCACCAGCGCCGAGACCAAGCTCGGAGGCTGCTTGCGCCGCGAGGCCGGAGCCGACGCCACTCGCAAGCTGCGTGGCAGGCTGTTCGGCGAGGATGCCGCCTGCGGCCTGCGCGAGAGGCGCGGCGGTCTTCGCGAGCGCCTGGCCTGCGCCGACGCCGGTGGCCACGTCTGACGCGCTGCCCGCCGCCGACTGAAAGAGCCGCTCGATCGCCGTGCGAGGCTCGGCGACTCCTGCTCGCGTCATGAGCTCGTTGAGCTTCTCGACGAACGGCTGGTCGACGCCGAGCACCTTTGACGCGAGGAGAGCGCCGCCGCCGAGAGCCGCGCCGACGGGTGCGGCAACGCCCACGAGCGGGGCGGCGAGCGCGCCAGCGCCAGCAAGAACGGCAGCAGGGGCGACGCCGCGCGAAATGGCGCCACCGATGCCGGCGAGCGTCGTCTCCGGCTCTACGACCTGCCCTGCGCCCTCGGGGAGTCCCGTGGGCGTGCCTGGGCGCGGCGTTGCGTAGGTTGGCTCGACGCCGACAGGCGCGGCGGGTCCGCCGCCGTACTTCGTGTAACTCTCTCGAGCTCCCTCAAACGACGAGGGCGAAGGGGCTTTCGCCTGCGTCTGCGTCTCGGCGACGCTTGCAGAACGCGCCGCCCGGTAAGCCTTGGCCACCGTCTCGAACTCGGGCGTGCCCTTCTTCGCTGCGTTGGCGACGATCCACTTCGCGTAATCCTCGGCGCTTGCCATCACTTACTCCTCGCCAAGAATTGCATTTGCCGCGTCGAAAATGTTCGAGGGAGGTGCAGCGCCAGCGCCGCCGCCAGCGCCACCCATCATGCGCTGCGCCTTCTCCATGCCCTTCTTCGTCGTGTCTTCGATGTACTGGATATTTTTTTGGAGCTGTTGCGGCGACTGCGTGAGGCTCAGGTTCGCAACCGACGCAGTGAGCTTCTCGCCCTCGCTGTTCGATAGCGCACCCATGCCTTGCATCTGCTTGATCTGCGTGAGGAACTGCTGCGCCTTGAGCGTCTCAATGAGGCTTTCAACGTCTTGCGCTTGTGTGGAGAACGTCGGCGATCGTCCGGCTGCTGGCCCGGCGATTTGATCAAACACGTTCGCAGCGAAGCCGGTTTTTTCAGCAGCTTTTCCGATCAAGCCGCCGCCAAACGCAGGCTTAGATCCGAGCTCCTTGATGCGCGCAACGGTGTCGAGCACCCGCTGACCCGCTTCAATCGTGCCCTGCGCGCCAGCCTCGCCGCTCTTCGCGCGCGCCTCGGCTCGCAGCTTCTCGGTCTGCGCAACGACTCGATCGCGCTCCGCAGGCGTCATTTCTCGAATGCGGTCGATCTCAGCGAGCGTTTTCTTCGAGCTTGCGTACGACGCGCCGGCGGCAGCCTTCGCGCTCGTCGTCTGCGCACCCTTGAGCGCGATTTCGGCCTTCTCAAGCTGCTCTTGGTACTGCGCCTTGACTTCGGCGATCTTGCCCTCGGCGATGGCCTTGGCAATCTTGCCAGGGGCCATGGCTTCGCTCGTTCGCATCTCCGACTGCGCTGCGACGCTGTTGATGAACTCCTTGCCGCCAGGCAACGCCGAAAGGGTCGTGCCCACGAAAAGCTCGGCCTGTTCCGGGCTGATAGCGGCCATCTCGGCAGCGTTCTCGTACGCCTTCGCGTTCGCTTCGTCGCCAGCGTTGCGCGACGCATCCGCACGCTGACGGAGAAGCGTGTTCGCCGTCTCGCGATCGCCGGAGCGAAGCGCGCTGAACACCTGCCCGCCGAACAAGAGCTCTTGCTTCTGCTGCTCCTTCGTCTTCGCCTCGAAGCCTGCGCGGATGTTGTCGGCCTGCTCCTTTGGCAGCGTCGCCGTAAGGCGCTCGTAGTCGGCGGCGGTGCGCTTCTCGCTCGGCGTCTCGTAGAACGCCTTTACCGCGTCTTGCTGGTCCTTGAGCATCTGCGCCTTCGCCCGGAGCGCGGCGTTCTCAAGATCCGTCTGCCGACGCTGAGCCGCGAGCAAGTCGGCGCGTTCCATCATCGAAGCGAGCTGAACGCCCTGCTGAAGACCGCCCGTCACCGCTTCCGCGGGGTTGGGCACGTTGAGCATGTAGCTGAAAGGCTGTGCCATGATGTTCCTCGTTCACGCCTTAGGGGCGAACGGCCCCTTGCCCATCGCACCGAGGCCGCCGAGCATACCAAGGCCGCCGCCGACACCGCCGAAGATGTTCGCCATGCCTTGCCCCTGCGCGAGCGCGGATCCGGCCTGCGCTTGCCCGATAGCGCCAAGCTGGCCCATGACGCCCTGTGCGCCCTGCTGACCGTAGCCCGCGGCGCCGAGCGCGCTCTGCTGCCCCATGCCTGCGAGGCCGCCGAGCTGCGCCATCTGTTGCTGAATGAGCTGCGAGAGCATCTGCGGGCGGAACTGCGCAAGCGCGGCTTGCGTGTTGCCGCCGCGAAGGCCGCCGGTCGCGCTGGCGTTCTGAAGGATTGCCGTCTCGCCCTGCTCGACCATTGCCTGAAACTGCGGCGACGCTTCAAGCTGCGCGATCGCCGCTTGCTGCGCCTCGGGCCCACCGAGGCCGAGAAGCGCCTGCTGCGCGCCGAGCGCGCCTTGCCCCGCTTGCATGTACGGCGCGAGCAGGCGCTCCATCTCGGCCTGCTGGCGACGCTGCTCGGCGATCGCGGCCTGCGACGCTTCGCGCTGAGCGCCAGACGCCTCTTCGGCGGCGCTGGTTTGTGCGAAGTAGCTGCCGACCCCAGTGATGAGAGAACCTCCAAGGACGGAAGCTGAAATGGGATCAGGCATGTTCGAACTCCTTCAGATAGTCGTCGAGCGTCTCGCCGTAGAGGTGCATGACGAGGTGTGCTTTCGACTTGGCGACGGTTGGACCGTAGCAGAGATTGAGCACGACGAGCACCACGTCGTAGAAACCCGCGCGCCAGACGAAAGACTTGGCGTCCGCGTAGCCGTCGCGCTCCACGAAGTCGGACGCCTGCCACTTCAGGATCATCGTCGAGAGCGCCCCGCCGAGCGCGTGCGCGTGCGCGAGAAAGAACGGGTGACACGGAAGGGCGACGAGCGTGTTCCAGATGAGCGCGTCGAGCTCTTCGCGCTTCACCTCGTCACCGTCGGCGAAGTCGTCGAACGCCTGGATCGAACGCCACACGAGCAAGAGCCACTCGCGCGCGGGCGCGGGTAGCTCGAGGGCTTCGCGTAGCTGGTATTCCAGCGCGCTCGACGAGTCGACGGAGCCCATCAGTCGCCCTCAAACTCCTTCTCTTCCCACGCCTGGCAGCTGCGCAGGTCGTGGCAGACGAACGAAAACTTCGTGCAGAATCCACGGAAGCCCGCGCCGACATCGAACGAGTTCCACGGGATGCGCTCCATCTTGAGCTGCGTCCCCGGCGTGTTGTCGTAGTACTCGCAATTCGAGCAGCGACGGCGACGAGCCTCGGCCTCGTCGACCTGCATCGCCTTCGCGAGCCCGCGCCAGTACTCGCCGTTCGCGCTGCGCTCGTTCGACGGCTGCTCGGGACCGAGCTGCCAGTCTTGGATCACCATGAGCGTGTTCTTCTTGTTCTCGCTGGTCGACGGGAACGGCTTTTCGACGGGGATTCCGAGCATCATCATGGTCTGCACCTCAAGTAAACAGGACGCCGTTCGCGGAGCCGTAAAGCGCGGTCGCCGCGCTGCACTGCCACTGAATCAGCTCGCCGGGCATGAGCAGTGCGCCGATGACCTCGGGGCAAAGATACGTCTCGCCGGGGAGGATGGTCTTCGCGTCGATGCGCTCCGACGCGCCGATCGGGCCGAGCCAGATGGTCAGCGTCACGTTGTTCGCCGTCGTGTTCGTCCACGCCATGTAGTCGATGCGCGTCTTCGCCGCG